AAGATGACTTAGATGCACTTATGCGACATCTAATAGAAAACGGCAAGATAGACTTAGACGGAGTAAGACACTCGGCAAAAGTAGTATGGAGAGCCTTAGCACACTTACAAAAAGAAATAGAGAAAGACAACATAAGAGAGGACTTATGGTACATAAAAGATAATATAATATCAGGAACAGAATAATAACTAAATATAAATAAAAATGGAAACACTTAAAAAAGGAAAGTTTAAACCAAATTACCCAATTAACAAACTAAAGTATGCAAAGGTCAATAGAGATATGACACTTAATCACGCTGAAAACTTTAAAACAAAACTCATAGACTATGGATGGATGATGCCAATAGTAGCATCAGTAACAGGCGATGTATTAGAGGGACACCATAGAATAGAAAGTGCAAAGCTACTTAAACAAAAGACAGTACCTGCATACATAGTAGATTGGGTAAACACTAACCAAGCAAAAGAACACTTAGATTGTATCATAAGTCTAAACAACGGAAACAGAGCTTGGAGTATGTTTGATTACTTAAAAGCATTTGCAAAACATAACAAGGACTATAAGATCGTTTATGATGCTTACACAAGCAATTCTAACAATGTATCAGTAGGAAACGTTATAAACATATTCTTTAGACACAACAATCCTAAATTTAAAAAAGGCACAGCTGTAATAGAAGATTTAGATTTTGCTAAATATTTATTATACAACATATCTAACTTATATGAAAAGTATGGTTACAAAAGAATTCAAGCATATTGTGTTAGAGAGTTTATTAAAGTAGCATACGCCAAAGCACAAAAAAATAAAAAAGCAGTAGATTACTTATTTAAACAATATGAGAAAATGGCTAAGAGAGACCACCTAGCTATTTCTTCAATAAGCGAATTCAAACCTATATTAGAAGTATATTTAAACGATTATAAATTAATCACAAAGAAATGAAAATACTAAACTTATATGCTTGTTTAGGGGGCAATAGGTACAAGTGGGGAGATGAACACGAGATAACAGCAGTAGAATGGGATGAGGAACTTGCAAGACTATACCAAGAAAGATTCCCCAACGACAAAGTAATAGTTGCAGATGCACACCAATACTTATTAGACCATTATAAAGAGTTTGATTTTATATGGAGTTCTCCTCCTTGTCCTACACATAGTAGGTTAGTGCAATCAAACAAAAACAAAATAAAAATGAAATATCCTGATATGAGTTTATATCAAGAAATTATTTTTTTAGATAAGTTATATAATGGCAAGTATGTGGTCGAAAATGTAATACCTTATTATGAACCTTTAATACCTGCAAAAAAAAGGCATAGACATCTATATTGGTGTAATTTTAATTTACCTAATAAATTGACTCATAGAGAAGCTAGAATTTCTACTGGTACACAAGAAGTTAAAAAATTGTGTGATTTTCACGATTATAATTTTTATAAATACAAAGGCAAACAACCAATTAATAAAATTGCTAGGAATCTAGTAGATTACGTTGCTGGTAAAACAATATTAGATACAGTAATGGGAATAAGAAAAAAAGAAAATATTAATCAAACAGAATTATTTTGAAACAAAAGAAACATACAACAATACAAAGAATAAAAAGACTAGAGAACATAGTAAGCCAAATCTATTTAAGTGTAGAGGTAATCAAGAAAAGCCTTGAGAAGAATGAAAACAGTAAACACGATTAGTGGAGGTAAAACCTCTGCATATATATCTGCACATTACCCATCTGATTATAATGTATTTTCTTTAGTTAGAATAGAACACAAAGAATCTAAATTTCCAGATAAAAAAATAAGACAAGAAGTAGAGGATAGAATACAAGCTCCATTTATAGCTACTGCTGAAGATGATACAATTATATATACTATGTTAGATCTGGAACAATACATTGGTCAAAAGATAGAATGGGTTACAGGTAAAACATTTGATAAAGTATTAGATACTGCAGGAACATTACCTGATCCTCTTAGAAGATACTGCACAACACAAATGAAACTAGAACCTATATTTAAATGGTGGCAACAAACAATTAATGAACCATCAGAATTTAGAATAGGCTTTAGAGCTAACGAACAACGTAGAGCTAAACGAACTTTAGAGAAAACAAACGTCAATGGTTTTTTAGAAATGAAAGCAATTATAGGAAAAAGAAAAACTAGAAACAAATGGGGAATAATAGAATGGCAGAAACCAACGTTCCCACTTATTAAAGATAATATATATAAAGACAACATAGAGGAGTACTGGAAAGACAAACCTGTAAGATTTGCTTGGATGAATAATTGTGTAGGGTGTTTTCATAAAAACCCATTGCTTATAAAAAAGATGCACACCAAACACAAAAACAAAATAGAATGGTTTGCAAGTAAAGAAAGAATTAAACACAATAAAGATGTTTGGTATAAAGAAAAAAACTTATCTTTTAACGAAATAATTAAATGGGATAATCAAACAGAATTATTTGAAGATGACTTTAATGAATGTGATTCTGGATATTGTGGTATTTAAAATTTATAATTATTACGTTATATACTTGATTAATCAAGTTTTTTCAAGATGAGTAAACACGGAGGTAAAAGAGACAATTCAGGTAGAAAGCCTAAAGACGAGGAATTAAAGTTAGTAGAAAAGCTAACACCTTTAGAACCATTAGCATTTGAAGCTCTTAAAAAAGGTTTAGAAAAAGGAGACTTTAAATATGTACAACTCTACTACAACTATGTAGCAGGTAAACCAAGAGAAACTAAGGACATTCACGTAAACGAAGATGTACCTTTATTTATTGATTAATTAAAATATAATGGAAAAAGTTGTAGATGTTTGTTGTGGATCAAGAGCTATGTGGTTTGATAAAAATGACGATAGATGTTTGTATTTAGACATTAGAAAAGTTAAGTACGAAAATGATAATGCAAGAGGTTATAAAACCCTTGACATCAATCCTGATATCATTTGTGATTTCACAAAATTACCCTTTGATAATAACACATTTTATCATATTGTTTTTGATCCTCCTCATTTGAAAAGAAATGGGTTTAGTGGAGAGATAACCAAAAGATATGGTATATTACAAGATGGATGGCAAGATATGATAAGAAAAGGTTTTAAAGAATGTTTTAGAGTGTTAAAGCCTAATGGTACTTTAGTTTTCAAATGGAGTGAGGTTCAATTTCCTATAAAAGATGTTTTGAAATTAACGGAATATAAGCCTATGTATGGACATAAATCAGGAAAAAAAATGAATACTCATTGGGTATGTTTTATTAAAGATTAAATGCAAGTAACAAAAACCTCAGCACTACAAAGATTAAGAGAACTAGATAAAAGAGTTCGTATAGTAAGAGGAGGATCATCGGCAGGTAAAACGATTGCTATTATATCTATCCTTATAGACTATGCAATAAGAAACAAAGGAAAAGAAATAAGCATAGTATCTGAATCTATACCTCACTTACGTAGAGGTGCTTTAAAAGACTTCTTAAACATCTTAAAGGGGTTACATAGGTATGATGATAGAAAGTTCAACAAAAGTACCTTAAAATACGTTTTTAGTAATGGTAGTTATATTGAGTTCTTTTCTACAGACCAACCAGACAAACTAAGAGGAGCTAGAAGAACTGATCTATTTATTAACGAGTGTAACAATGTTAGCTTTGATTCTTACCAACAATTAGCAGTTAGAACATCAAGTAATATTTGGTTAGACTATAACCCTGCTAATCTATTCTGGGTAGATAAGGAACTCATAGGACAACAAGATGCAAACTTCATAACCCTAACCTACAAAGACAATGATAGCCTTCCAGATACTATAGTAAAAGAAATAGAAAAAGCTAGAGAGAAAGGAAAGACCTCAACCTATTGGGCAAATTGGTGGCAAGTGTACGGACTAGGACAGATAGGTAGTTTAGAGGGTGTATGTATTCCTGACTGGAAACCTATAGACACTATTCCTGATGAGGCTAGGTTACTTTGTGCAGGCTTAGATTTTGGCTACTCTGTAGATCCAAGCACGATTATTAGACTTTACAAATGGAATCAATCCTATATATTTGATGAGGTACTTTATCAAAAGGGAATGCTTAATAGAGACTTAAGTTATTTTATTAAGACTAATGAGATACGAGAAAACATATATGCAGATAGTGCAGAGCCTAAGTCAATACAAGAACTAAGAAACTATGGACACAAAGTCTTTGGAGTAACTAAGGGTAGAGATTCAATAGTCTATGGTATTAACCTAATCAACCAAAACGAAATCTACATTACATCACAATCTAAGAATCTTATTAGGGAGTTACAAGGTTATGTATGGGCAAAAGACAAAGAGGGTAACAATCTACAAAAACCCACAGGTACACACCCTGATTGCATTGATGCAGCTAGATACGCTTTAATGATGCAACTTAAGAATCCTAATAGAGGACAATACGCTATAAGATAGTTTTTAAAAGTTTTTAATTTTACGTTATATATATATGAAACTAGAAGTTTACATTCCTGATACTCTTAGTGAGATTACACTAGATAAATATCAAAGGTATCTAAAAATTCAAGGAAAGAACACAGATGAGAACTTCTTAGCTATTAAGATGATTGAAATCTTTTGTGGACTAAGAGGCGATACGATAATGCAAATGAAAGCTAAAAGTATTCAAGACATTACACTTATACTAACTGATATGTTTAATGAAAAGCCTCAACTAGTGAGAGAGTTTAAAATGAAAGGTAAGACTTATGGTTTTGTACCTAAGTTGGAAGATATTAGTTTTGGAGAGTATATCGACTTAGATACGTACATTGGAGATATGGACAACATACATAGAGCAATGAATGTCCTATACAGACCAATCAAACAAAAGCACGATGATAAATATTTGATAGAGGACTACACAGGAGATGATCCTGATAAGATGAAAGATATGCCAATGGATGCCGTACTTAGTTCGATACTTTTTTTTTATCATTTAGGGATGGACTTGTCGATAACTATGCTGAACTCTTTGGAGGAGGGCAAGGAAACGAACTTAGCTCAATATCTAACTTCGGAAGGAAATGGGGATGGTATCAATCACTTTTCGGACTCTCTCAGGGAGATATTACTAGATTTGAAGATATCACTAAACTAAATATACACACCTGTCTTTATGCTTTAAGTTTTATGAAAGAAAAGGCAGAGATAGAATCAAACAATATAAAAAGTAAATATAATAGATGATAGAAACAGTTAAACATTTTTTCGGTATATGTGGAGAACCTCATTTGAATTTCTTCACTATTGTTTTTTTAATAATGTTATTACTTAGTGTTAAATACAAATCTATAAAGAATGAGTAATCAAGGAGTAAGAGGCTATTATCAAATCACGGAAACTAT